CTAGATTACCAGTTACAGAAATCAACGTAAACAATGATGGTGTGTTCAATGACCCAAGATTTTATGATCAAACTAAACCAGTGCAGGGATATCTTGCACAGGCCTTGTTGCAACAAGGATTGATTAATGATCTAGAACGAGGTACTATTCAAAGTTCAAGTCAGCGAGAAACGCCCAGTGCAGTGTTTGGAATCAGCACACCGGGCACTGCCATTTATCAAGGCGGCATGGCACCCAATGATATTAGAACCAAACTTAATGCAGGTGAAATCAAACCCAGTGATGCCAGAGTAATTGGTCGAGTAGGCGGACACAGTCTGGTCATGGACGATGGCGACCTAGATGGAAACAATGCTATGTTACGTTTGAGAACCAGCCTTGGTCATCAAATCACCATGAGTGATACAGGCAACTTTTTTTACATTATCCATGCCAATGGGCAAACTTGGTTGGAGTTTGGAGTAGAAGGTACTGTGGATGTGTATGCCACAAACTCAGTAAACGTGCGCACCAAGGGAGATATCAATCTACATGCTGACCGCGACATCAACATGTTTGCCGGCCGCTATTTAAAAATGAAAAGCAAACAAGACATGCAGATAGAGTCAGGAACGTTTTTGGCCATGCAAGCACAAGAAGATATCACTTTGTATAGCAAAAGCACAATTGGAGTCAAGGCAGACGGCACACTTACACTAAACAGCGCATCAGGTTCCTGGGGTGCAGGATCTGCACTGGCATTACAAGCAGGCGGCATTGATCTCAACGGACCTGCTGCAGGCCGAGTGACCACACCACAACCTCTAACCAAAACACTCTTAGACGACACTGAATGGGACACCAGCAAAGGGTGGATAGTTAAGACTCAAGGTCTTGAAAGTATTGTGAATCGAGCAGCCACACACGAACCGTATCCTTATCACAACAAGGGTGTGGATGTTGAGATTGCGTTTGAAGAAGGCAAGCCAAGTCCGCCACCGGGCGCAGTGCCAGTTCCGGCCGGAATAGAAATACAGGCAAAATAACATGGCTGAATTTACATTTAATCTTGATCAACTCAAAGCCAGTGCTGGTAAAGCACAGGCCAGTGGTGAAACTGGCCTGTATTCCAAAACAAAAGATGAAGATTTAACCTATACTGGCAATGACACCATTGTCTGGGACAGAACCAACGCTGAACGCACACGTAGAGGATTGCCCAGTTTAACCCAACTTGGTTACCCACGCCCTCCTGAAGATACCACAGTAGCAGCAGCAACTGACACACCGGCCACAGGATCAGCACCCACAAACCCCGACGGCTCTGCAAAAACGTTTGCTATCAAAGGACCACCAGGACTCACACGCGAGCAGGCATTTGCAATATTCAAGAAACAAGCTGGCACCGGTGGACTAGTGGGATTCAAACCAGGAGAAACATTAAGCGCAGCAACACAAGCTGCGGACGGCTTGGCCGGAGCACAAGCCATGGTGGCACAAGCTCAGTCAGGTGTGACCGGCGGTCTTAACGTGGGAAATTTTGCATCTGGTTTATCAGCATCTGGAGTAGATCTGGCCACTGGACGCATACCATCAGTTGACGCAGCATTTGCTCGCGGTGGCATCAACGGCGGAGCCGGTGCGTTCAGCAGTGTGCTAGGCAGTGTGGCCGGTGGTCTAGGAGCTGCCGGCGGAGCACTTGGTGGATCTCTGGCCGGTATTGCTCCAGGACTCACAGCCGCGGTGGGCCCAGCAGTGAGTTCGGTGACAGGTTCCTTGGGCGGCATAGCAGGATCAAGCCAGGTAGGGGCAGCATTGGTAGGTGCATCAGGAGCGCAAGGTTCAGTTGCAGTAACATCTATACAAACAATCAACAAAACAATTAGTGGATTAGCAGTTACCAGTCCCATCAACACCGCAGACTTTACCAAAATTGCCGGCGGCCTCAATCCTGCAGGTGCCTTGGCAGGGCTTGGCCCCATGAGTGTACCTGAAGTCAACGGGGTGCTGGCTCAGGCCAAAAATCTAGTGAACCAAGCCAGTTCAGTCTTGAGCAATACCAAAGGTCTTGGATCATTTGGACTTGACGCTGGGCAATTGGAAACAGCCGGTTATGTAAAACCTGGCACAAGAGCATTGTTGGCAGCAGGTACAAATGTGTTTGCTAATGTAATTAAAAGTCCTGCGGTATGGACCGGCAAAGACGGAATCAAAAGCGCCGCAGACTTGCTAAAGAACGTGCCTAAACAAAGTCAAATTCAACAGGATCTCATGGCCAAGGGCGTGGCAGGCTTGGCCGCTGTGGGCGTACCTGTTAAAAATTTATCCAGTCAAGGACTTGCTGGTATGGCATTGAATGCAGCTAAAGATCTGCCCAGCGCCGAAGCATTTGCCAAAGGTTTACCAATCCCTGGTGATGCAACTGGTTCTGTACAAGCTGCATTCTCAAGTGCAGTTCGTGACGGAGCATTTGCTGTGAACTTGGTACAGACTAAAATTCCTGCGGAATTCAAGCAACAAGACATACCAGTACCGGCAGCTAACACAGTAAATCGCGCCACACTAGATGCCGCAAGTACACGAGTTATTGGGGATGACAAAGTTCCGCCGCCCAATTATGGACCAACAGAAACCAAAACAGAAGTCGAAGTTGATGCGGAAGATTATGTTAACAAAGCGGTGATTTATATAAATCAGTATTTGAATCCTGCCGGCCGTGGTGTGTTTGAAATTGAGTCCAAATTATCTGCTTTAGAAAATCAGCAAACAATTTCCCCAGCAGCGTTTTCTGCTATAGATGGCGAATATCAACAGATTCGAGATACGTTTAACGGCAATGCTCGTGTGCAGGCTAGTGTACAGTACCTCGAAGCATTTAATAAATTGACAGCAAGTCAAAGAAGCACAGCAAATCAATTGTCCACAGGTCCAAAGAATGTTCAAGCAAAACAAGCTCTGATTATAGATAAGTCGGGAGACATCAAACAAAGACTAAACAAGTTGAAGTTGAAAATTGAAGGGCGCGGTGAGGGTGAATAGCCTTCAATAAATACAACATGGCACAAAGATTCATTGGATTTAACACACAGAACCAGTTTAAAAAATTCACACTAACGAATTTTGAATTGGTCAAACGCGATCTGTTGAATGCGTTTAATATCCGTCAAGGGCAACTGCCCGGGCGCCCAGGATACGGCACTGTGCTATGGGACTATTTGTTTGAGCCACAACTGGAAGAATTACAAACGGCTATTGAACGAGAAGTTCAGCGAGTGGCCGGCGGCGACCCTAGACTCTACATCAGCGACATCCAAACATTTCCCCAGAACAACGGTATTTTGATACAGATAGAACTGACTGTGGTTCCCAGCACAGATGCTGAACGCTTGAGTATTTTCTTTGATTTGCAACAACGCAATGCCACCTATGTATAACTGAGCCGTTTTTATTGCCCATAAATAAAGTACTGAGGCACTAATAACATGGCAACCACCACAAGACAAACCGCAATATTTGGAGTTGAAGACTGGAAACAGATCTATCAAACCTATCGCGAAGCCGACTTCCAGAGTTATGATTTTGAAACTCTGCGCAAGAGCTTTATTGATTATTTGCGTTTGTACTACCCTGAAACATTCAACGACTTTATTGAATCGTCAGAATACATTGCCTTATTGGATGTGATGGCGTTTATGGGCCAGGCCCTGGCCTTTCGCTCAGACCTTAACACACGTGAAAACTACATGGACACGGCAGAACGTCGTGACAGTGTGGTACGCCTGGCCAACTTGGTCAGTTACACCGCCAAACGCAACACAGCCGCACAAGGCTTGCTCAAAGTATTTTCAATAACCACAACAGAAAATGTAGTGGACTATCAAGGTATTAACTTGAGCAACGTCACAGTAAACTGGGCTGATCCTACCAACCCCGATTGGCAAGAGCAGTTTACTACCATTATCAATGCCAGTTTGGTCAACACTCAACGAGTAGGCCGCCCTGGCAACCGCCAGACCATCCTGGGCGTGAGAACAGACGAATATGGAATCAACTTGGTTCCTGGATTTTTGCCTATTGTACCTTACACAGCCACAGTAGACGGAATTACCATGCCGTTTGAGGCCATGACATCCACATCAGTGGGCGCAGATTATTTGTATGAACCGAGTCCACGAGCCAACCAACCATTCAATGTGTTGTTCCGCAACGACCAACTGGGATTTCAGTCAGCCAACACCGGCTACTTCTTTATGTTCAAGCAAGGCGTGCTACAGAATCAAGATTTTAACCTGGCTGAAAAAGTTAGCAATCGCACAGTAAACATCAACATTGAAGGGGTCAACAACGAAGATCGTTGGCTGTATCAACTGGATAATGTGGGTAGTATCAATCGCGAATGGGAATACACAGAAAACATTTATGCGGCAGCAGCCGAACAAGTTGGTACCAGTCTGCGACCCATCTATACAGTGACATCACGCACCAATGATCAAATCACCATGGTGTTTGGCGACGGTGTGTTTTCTGAAATCCCAGTGGGTACATTCCGTGCTTATGTGCGTGCCTCAAACGGATTGCAATATATTATCAATCCTGAAGAAATGCAGAGTGTGACTATTCCCATCAGCTATATTAGTCGCAACGGCAATCTTGAGACCATCACATTTACTTGCGGTATCACAAGACCGGTGAGCAATAGTCAAGCACGTGAAACCATTGATCAAATCAAACAACGTGCGCCTGCACAATACTACACACAAAATCGTATGGTCAACGGCGAAGACTACAATCTCTTTCCGTACACACAATACAATTCAATTGTTAAAAGTAAAGCTCTTAACCGTGCGTCAATTGGTACAAGTCGTTATCTTGACTTGGTGGACAATACCGGCAAATATTCTAGCACCAACAGTTTTGGTGCTGATGGTGGATTGTGGGAACAAAACATATTGCCCACTATCTTGTTTTCCTACACCAACCGAAATGAAATAGCAGACGTGATTGCTAACCAGGTACAACCTGGCTTGGCCGAAACTACCATGAAGCAGTTTTACTATGCTAATTTTCCCAGAGTCACTGAGTCCACCTTGCCAACATATGGTGCCACCACTTGGGTTCCAGATGCAACATGGAACCAGAGTACAACCCTGGCCAATGAGACCACAGGATACTTTAGAAATGCAGTGACATCTGCAACTTGGCCCAATGGTACCCCAATCCCAGTGGGGTTCACTACCACTACTGAT